CGGAAGGTGATTTCCATCACCGTCTCGCCGTTGGCGGTCACCGGCTTGCGCAAGATCAGCTTGCCGTCGAAGCCATTTATTTTGGCTTGAGCCTCTTGCTCTGCAGTTGCCTCTTTTTTTGTTTCGACCGGCGGCGCTCCCGGCTCGCCGTTGTTCTGCGGCTGTGTCTGTTGTTCATCGGCCATGTTTCCTCCCTTATGCGTTGCCGGCTGGCGGCGCGTTCATCAAGTGCTGCATGTCGAGGAAGTCCTCGAATTCCTGGCGCAGCCGCGCCAGCATGGTGCCGTCGTCGTTGTTGCGTGCAGCCTCGACGAACTGCACAAAGATAAAATTCGCGCCGGCAAAGAACGCCGCGCGCAGCGCGAGTTCGTCGGCGTGCGGATTGACAGCGAGAAAACCGTCGCGGGTCATCAGCCATCCGGCCTCGACCATGCGGCCGGATGCGATCAGTGCGGCAACGGTCATCGCGCCCTTACGGCAGGATTTCGTCGCACGACACGCCTTCGAAGCGCACCCGCGTTTGACCTTCGCGGGTGTTCAAGTCGAAGGCCGATCGCGTCCACGCCTCGCGCAGCACGTAGGTGATGCCGTTGGCGAGTTCGGCGGTGACGGTCGAGTTGGTGATCTGCGCGACTTGCTCGACGCTCAGATTCGGCACCAACGAAACGTCGCCCTCGATGTAAGGCACGCGCGGCAATTCGCTGTAGCCGTGCACGTAGTCCTGCCCGGCGATGCCCGCGCGTTCGATCGGCGTCGGCGACACGGTGAAATTTCCGCGCAGCGGATAGAGGTCACCGTCGACTTTAAGGAAAGCAATGCCAGCGATGCGCTGTGCCATCGTTCACACTCCTATTTTGTTTGGAAGGTCGCGGGCCGTTTACTGCAGCGTCGAGAAATCCACGCCGCGGTTGTATTGCAGCCGGAATTGATTGAGCACCGCGAACATGCGCAGTTGGTTGATCAGGTCCGGCGGATACAGCACGTTGACGCGGTTCGGGTCGTTGCTGTCGCGCTCGACGATCAGATTGGCCTTGAACGCGCTCATGTTCTCGACAAGGCCGTTGAATTCGTCGATCGCATACTCGGCGACCAATTCGGCCTTGATGATGATCGGCGTGACGATGGCTTGGCCGGCAGCGAACAAGGTGCCGTCGTCGGCCAGCTTGTGGCGCGGATATTTGCTGGTGATGGCGTAGCGCTGATTTCGGATCAGCTTCGATAGCGTCGCCATCGTGGTCACAAGCTCATACGAGTCGTCGAGTTGCCCGTAGAGATTCAGTTGATAGGTCGTCGTTTCCCGCGAGATTTGCGGTATCTGATCGTCAAAGGTCCGCTGCGTTGCGAGGCCGTTCCACGCCAGCGTATTGACCTCGCCGAGGTTGAAGCGATCCTGCAGCGGCGCCGGCATGATGCTTTCCAGATGCAACGTCTGCAGCGGCCGGGCCGGATCGATCGACAAAGCTGCCGCGGCTTTGGCGCAATAGGCGGCGGCGACCGCATAGGCCGGCGACGGAATTTGCGGCTCCATCGCCATGACCGTCGTGACCGGCGAATTGCGGCTATCGCCGAACGTCACGAGATTGGCATAGGTGTCGCGCTTGGCGCTGTAGAGCAGGCCGTAAAGCTGCCGCATCCAGCCCCACCGGCCGCCGTCTGAGAATCCGAATTCGGTTTCCCACCCGAGCAGCGTCGTCGAGTCGGTGTAGGGCAGCGCGACATATTCGTAGGGATTTTCACCGAGGTTGCCGAGTGCGGTGGTGAAGTCGGGCGCGCCGACGCCGCCGGCCAATTGGAAGCCCGAATAGGCGATCGTCATGCCGACCGGCATCATCTGGCCGCCGACAAGGCCGGCGAGGCTGTCGGCCATCGTGATTTCGTTGCCGTTGATGCCGCCCCACTTGCACGTCACCGTGACGATCGCCGCCGCCGCCGTCGCGGTCACCGGCAAGTCGGCATTGGCATTGATCGCATCGGCGATGTTGCTGGCGATTTCATTGACGGTGATGGTGGCGTCGGCCGGGATATTCACCGGCACGTCGACGCCGCCGATGTAAAGGTGCAGCGTCCCGGCTTGCGTCGGGATCGAGCCGACCGTGATGGTGCCGGTGGCCTGCACCGAGGCCGTCGATTCGGCAACCGGCAGGCCATAGAGTTGCTGCGTCAGATTGTTGGCAAAGAACGCTTCGAACATTTTCGCCAATTCCGAGCCTTGGCCGAACAGCGAATTGGCGTCTTGCTGGCGGCCGATCAGGACCGGCACGTCGGGGGTGCCGGTGCCGTTCCATTGCACGTCGGTGTTTTTGGTCGTCATGGTGCCGACCAGCAGCGCCGGCATCCGCGTGTAGGGAAAGCCGGCTTGGGAGTTGTCGAGTTCGACCCAATAGAGCGGGACGCGCCAGTCGCTCGGAATGTTCTGGAAAGAGATTGACATTGCATCCTCCAATAAAAAAACCGCCTCGCGGCGGTTCGGGATTTCCAGGTTCGAAGTCCTCGGTGTTTGGTTAGATCGTCACCACGTCGCGCCGGTCAGGTAGCTCACGTGCGCCGCACGCATCGCCCAATCGGCGCGCAGCGTCATGCGCAGCGCGGTCGCGTCGATCTGAAACATGCTCTTGACCGGCACCGCCGCGGCGCCGCCGTTGACAATGTCCGCGGGCGCGGTGTCCTCTTGATGCAGCGCGGCCATTTTCGAGGCTTCGAATTCAGGATCGGCGAGCGTGATGGCGAGGCTTGGCGCTTCGATGCAAACAACCGTGCCATCGGCGAGCGCCGCCGAGCCCTCGACCGGCAGCGTCTCGGTGTCGGGATTGATGCCGAATTGGCCGCCGGCCCAAAACCTGATCGCGGTGGCTTGCGCGGGCGCGCCGATAAAGAACGCCGATCGGCCGCCGGCCCGCTGCGCGATATCCTTCACGAGGTTGCCGAGGTCCTGGCCGCAGGCATCGAAACCAGTTGGGCCGGCCACGGGCGCGACCGCCGTGACGCCGTTCAAGATGCCCGCTGGCTGGCCGGCAGTGCCCGCCGAGGTCGAGAACACCGCGGCGTCGAGCGCGAGCCCGGACGCTTCGGTCAGCAACATGCGCACCACGTCCTCGATATTCGAGGCCTCGGTAAGCTCGCGGGTCATGGCGACGATGCAGGCGACCTTGCGCGGGCGCAGCGGCGCCCCGGTGACCAGCAATTGCCGCACCGGGATCGGCGCGCCTTCGGCGACCCATTGCCCGGCATCGGCGGCATTGGTGACGCGGCCCGGCACGAGCACCGAGGCATTGCGGCCGAGGTCGACGCGGAACGCGGTTTGCATGATGCGGCCGACCGCCGACATGCTGACGATTTCCTCGATCGCGGCGCTGACGGCTTGGAACGCCAGCGGACCGGCCCAAGCCGGGTCGGTCAAGACGGCCGGCGCACTGGCGCCGCGTAGAATGATCGGCGTGATGTGGTCATCGGGCCACAGCGTTCGCGCGACGACGTCCGCCGGCACGCCGTCCTTGAAGCCGCGCACGGTTGCTGCGGCGGCGCGCCACACATAAGCAGCGGGCCGAGGCCGCGGGATGCTGCCCTCTTTCATGTCATTCGCTCCGCGATGCGGGTGCGGCGGCTGCGCGCTTGGGTGCCGGCGCGACCTCCTTCGATTTGGTTTCCACAGCGGTGACGTCGCCGTCACGGATGCGCCGCTTGGTGAACTGATCGTCCGGCCAGTACGCCGTGCCATCAGCGCCAAATCGCGCTCCGTTTGGGTGGCGGATGACGCGGGCGATCGTTTCGTCTTTTGCTTTCACTTTCATCGGGTGACCTCGCTGTTGTTGTCGGCAGGGAATCGGTTTGCGTGAAATCGTATTCGACGATGACGTCGTCGCGCTCATTCGGATCGTAAGGCCACGACCGCACGACTTCCTCGTGAATCAGATTGAGGTCATCGGTGACGACCGGCTTGAGAATGACGCGATAGGTGAAGGTCAGTTCGCAGCGCAGTTCGCCGACCGGCGAGTCATTGTTCAGGCCCGCGTTGCCGTACCAATTTTCGCGCGTGCCGCGCGTCATCGCCTCGATTTCGATATCCGGCGCGCCTAGTGTCGGCGCAGCGAATTTTTGCCAGCACTCGATGGTCATCAGATTCATGATCGCCCAATAGGCTTGATCGAGCATCTGATCGATCACGTCGGGATCGTTGTCGGCGATCACCACGCTGAAACCCAAGCGCATCAAATTCAGATAGTGCGGCGCGCCGTGGTTGGGGTCGCCGTCCGCTGCGATGGTGTCGCCCATCAGATAGACGCCGACGAACGGAAACACGTCGTGCTGCTTAATGAAAAATTTGGTCCGCGCCCACTTGGCGACCTTGCCGAACATCGGCAGCGCCTTGAGCCGCGCCAGAAAACCCTCGCGGATATAAAACGAATAGCTCTGCGGAAACACGTATTCGTCGACGAGGGCGACCGCGGCAATCGGCGGCGTCGGCGGCCCCGGCGGCTCATGGACAAAGGCGCTCATGGCGTGACTGTCAGGTCCGGCGTGTCGGCAATCGGCGACGCGACGTCAAAATCGGGCACGGCGAACGTGGTGTTGGTGGTGAAATGCGGCGCGTCGAAAACCGGCGAGCCGAGGTCATAATCGAGCACCGAGATATTCCACGCCAGCAGCATGCTTTCGGCGCGCTTGAGCGTCAGCGTGATTTCGCCGCCGGCATCGTCGCCGGACACGTTGCCGATTTCGAAAGAGCCGCCTGGGCACGTGGTGTCGGGAATAAAGATCAGATCGCCTTGCGCCGGCAGGATCGGAAATTCGGCGACGAGAATGTCGACGATGGTCATGGCCGAGGCGATCAGCGAGCCGTCGAGCCCTGGCACCCACGCGTCGCCCGTGTTGTAAATGCCGCGTGCGTTGTAGGCGCCGACGCCGGGCTGACTGACGACCGGCGTGATGATGATGGTGCGGGCAAAGTAATCGTAGTTCGGGCCGTAGGTCGTACCGGGCCAATCAACGCCTGTGAAGCTCATCACCACTCCCCGAAAAAATCTTCAAGGCGTTTGAACATCACGCTTTCCATGAACTTCGCGATCAGCGAGCCCGATGGCGTCTTGTACGGCTGACGATGGCGGATGCCGCGGCCATGCTTGATGCCCGGGTGCATCTGCCGGCTTGATTGAAACGCGTTGGCGCGCGCGATGGCCTCGCGCATCGCGTCCTCGACCATGTGCTCGGCGCGCTTTTCGAACAGCCGCCCGAGGTCCTCTAGCTCGCTGGTATCAACCTCGATCAAATCCAATGCCTCGAATAGCGCGACAGCACCATTTGCAACGTGCTCCACGTCTGCGGCAGGCCCGCAGTCGGAAACATATTCGGCGGATAGAAGCCGACCCGGCTTTCCTTGTGCGCAAGCTGGCGCACACCAAACAACGACGGATTGCGGATCGCGACGTAGTATTGCTCGCGGATCGCGGCCTCAACCGCGAACGCGAGGTCGGGCGGCGTGTCGGTCGGAAGGTCGTAGCCGCCGGAATAGACGACGTCGATCGTGCCGTACCACGGGCCGATATCGGGCCGCTGATAAAGCGTGCCGGTGGCTTCTTCCAAGATCACGGTGTCGCCCAACGCCGGCAACAGATCGACCAGCACGCCCGAGCCGTCTTGCGTCGAGGTCAGTGTTGCGATGTCGCCTTGCGC